AGTTCTTTCTCTTTTAGCTGTAGGTAATGTAAATGCAAATTCGTTTTTACCTTCTATAACTAAAGATTCATCTAAATATTTATCCTTAATAGAAGATAAGTCTACTTCAATTTTATCACCTTTATATTCAAATTCATAATCAGCACCATATCCTAATACACGAGCAGCAATTAGTATTGCATTTTTATCACCTGCTAATAGTGTATCATAATCAATAGGTGTAATTATTAAGGATTGTAGCAATTTATCAATTACTGTACCTTTGCTAATATAGTTTTGGTTTGTTAATATATCCTCTTCTTTTGCAGTCATATATTTCATTTCTATGACTCCTTTCCTTAAAGGGGATCCTTCTGGGTAAAGTAAACCTTTTGAGGGTAATGTAACTTCTTCTGTTGGGAATTGTTGTTTATTTTCCATAACGTTATTTTAATTAAAACTTATTCAGATATACATATATGTGGGAAAAAAGAAAGCGCCAAAAGGCGCTTTTCATTTTTAAAGTAAGTTTTTATTTTTTAGAAATTCAATATTGCATAATCCATTACAATAGTCATTGCAATATTCATTGGAGCATCTGAAGTCCAATCACCATCTCCAAAGTTGGCATTTTGACAATAGGCACCTTTTAAAATCCATTCTTCAACAATATCACCTACTGGTCCTAATGTTTGAATAGTAATATCTTTTTTATAAAAATCAGAATAACCATCTCTACCTGTAACTGACTCGTGTGACAAATGAACCCATTCCATTACTGCTTGAGCACCTGATGGTGTTACTGGATCATAAAGTTCAGCTGTAATGTTTTGCCAATCAGCTTTTCCTTTAATTTTTCTTTTCACGTTAATGTGATCAAGAGTTACTTCTCCAAATTGGATGTTTGGTCTTCCTACTTTTTTTACTAGGAATGCTGGAATTCCATCGATAAACATTACAAACCTGTTTTGCAACTTAGGCTCGAATGCTGTATACATCATGTCGTTTGTGTTTAATATTGCCATCTTTTTATTTTATTTTTTATTCCGTTATAAATATATTACTTTTTAACTTTTTATGCAGGGAATGTAGCTCCTGTTGGTAATACGTTAAAGTCAAGTACTATAAATTCTGCTGTTTTAGTTGGTTGTAAATAAATAGCACCTACTAATCTATTTCTGTCGATTTCTGATGGTGTATTATTTGACTCGTCCATTACTACTCTAAATGCGTATAATCCTTGTCTTTGTTGTACTGACTCTAAATATGGGTTAACAATATTTAAGAATCTATTTCTAGTTTGGATTGTGTTTTGTTCAAATACTAAGTACTTAGAAGAACTTCCAATGAATTTCTTAAGAGTAATTAACAATCTTCTAACATTAATTCTGTCTAGAGCTGTTGGTCTTACTTGAAGTGTTTTCTGACCCCAAATACAAACTCCTGTTGCTGGGAATGTTGCTATTGGATTTACTCTTCCTTCATATAAGCTATCTCTTTCAGCTTGTGTTAATCTATTTTTAGCTTCTAATACAGTTCCTAATACACCTCTGTTTAAACCAGCTGGTGCGAACCATTCAGCTCCAATTCGATCTGACGCAGCAATTGCGGCAGGCACGATAACTGATGGAGGAACAAAGATCGGTTTGTTACGCGAAGTGTCTAGCACTTTTACCCATGGATAATATGCAGCAGCGTAATTAGTATCTAATCCATTTGCATCATTAACTGCTTGATTTACAGTTGCTGTTTCTTTTGATAAATCCATTACATAGAATGTATCACCTCTATCTTCAGCCATGTTTTGTGCTGCATCTGTTACTGAAGCGTGTAAGTTTTTAATTACACCAGGTAATACTAACATGTTAATATCATATTCATCTTGATTAGATAAAATGTCTAATGCTTTTTTATACCCATTATATCCAGTAGCACTTGTTGAACTTAAATCAAAACCAAATGCATTTGTAGCTGATAAATTTTCTCCAGTTTTAATTATTGTAGCTGGATCAATTCCATCTAAACCACCTTGGAAAGGTACTGAGAATTTTAAATCTACTGCTCTAGGTCCTGTTGCTCCTGTTATGTCAATTGAAGCACTTAATGATCCTTTAAATGCTGCTGATGAGCTTGAATGCATAAATTCATTATCTACATTAAAATCATTTCCTTTATTAGAAGTTGAACTACCACCTGCAGATGTTAAAGGTACTGGTTTATTCCAGTTTGAATTATCTTTATGTGTGAAATCCCAACCTAAATAAGCTTTTGTATTGTAATTTCCACCTATTAATTGTTTTGAAGCTGAAACATATGCTTTTAATTGATATGTTTGACCACCTTGATTACCATTACTTATGGTATCAGCTACTGTTTTAAATCCTTTAGGTAATAATGATGGAGAAGTTGCTCCTTCTGCAACAGAATTGTCTACTTCTACTCTTACAAATTCTGAAATGTTAGGATAATCTCCTTTTGTAAGAACTTTTCCAAAATCACTACTATATTCTTGATATCTATCTCCAATTCTTCTTGCAATGTAATTTGGTGAATTAGGATCAAGATTTACATTAGTAAATTCTTCTAAGATAGAAGGTGTTCTATCTGTATCCGAATATTTTCTAACCTGTACTGTAAATGTACTATATTGTTCTACATTATCAATATCAGGAATATTTTTATGGTTTGTTATAGAAACTTTATAATCTGTATTCGTGCTTGTTCCATCAGCTAATGTGTGGAATTGGAATAAGTTTTGTGTTGTTTTAACATCATCTAAAAACTGTGAAGTAATAAATGGTGTTTTTGCGTGATCATATCCTTCAACAAATGAACTTGTAAACACTGAAGCGGCTGAACCTGTTATTAATGATAAGTCATCTGTTCCTGCTCCAGAATTATCTTGGTATGTTTCAAAGTTAAGATAAGCAAATAATGGAGTTCCACCAAAAGTATCTGCTCCTGTTTTACTATTATTTGGACTAGTACCTATTGTTTTTGTTACATATAAACTAGAATCTGTGGTAAAAGATGTAGAAACAATTGTTTCAGTCATTACTCCTGATCCTGATATAACAAATGCTAAACTACTATCACCTATTTTAGCTGCACCACCATCTGAACTATCAACAAGTTTCATAGTTGAGTTAGTTGTAATTGCTACATTTTCACCTATATATCCTTTTGAAGGAACTAATACAGATATAATTTCATTTGTAGTATCATTCACAATGTAAGCTGCATCCATACTATCATATTGATAACCACCACCAGCTAATACTCTAACTACTGTTACTACTCCTGCATTTCGTAAATATTCTTTTACTGCAAAAGGTACATATGTATCTGGGTGTTGATCACCAAATTTTCTAATAAAGTCGTTGAATCCATTTCTAATTAATGTAGGTACAAAAGCTGGACCTTTTACTGTAGGTCCAATAAATGCTGCGCCAATAGCGCCGATTCCTTGTGGTAAAAACGATTGATCATTTTCTCTCGTAAATACACCTGGTGAAATAATAGTTTCTGCCATCTTATTTTTATTTTATTTTTGTTAATTTCTATAACGTGTTCCCATATAAATATAAAAGAGATTCGCAAACCAAAACTAGTATAGGCGACCTCTTTAGGGTCACCTATAAATATAAACTATATCTTAAAACAATTACTCTTGCGAAGCTTCTTCTGCTGCTTCTTCAACTACTGGAGTAAATTCGCCTGTTTCGATATTCAAAGATCCTTTACCATATTTTTCAGTAAGTTCTTTTGCTAAAGTGTTTTCTTGTTCTCTAACTTCAGCTAAAGTGTTTAAAACAGATTGTTCTCTGTTTTCTAATTGAATTTTAGATAAAGAAATTTGTCCCATTGTTAGGGTAATTTGATTATAGGTTGATTGTAAATTTTGGAGTGATTGTAACTCTTCTTCTGTAAATTTAATTGCTTCTGCCATAACTTAAATATTAATTTATTTTTATTTATTAGTCGGATATACATATATGTAAAAAATAGAAACCGACATACTTCTATATTTTTATTTTACCACTTACTATTTTATATTTTCCTGATTTCATTCCTACAAAAGGTGTTGTTACAACTGCAGCAGTATAATCTACTGTAATAAATATTTCTTTAAGAATATATCCATCTTGTTCAACTGTACCATTTAATATAAGTGCATCTACTACAGAAGGGGTTAAACT